CTATGCGTTGCCCCTGACTATACTTTTGCATATAGCCTTCGGTTCGGGTTGGCATTTCAGCTTTCCCGCTTAATCCTGCGATTTAAGGCTGGCAGATTTGTTTACCAGCCGTCGCCATTCATACCGTTGTTGTAGCTACCGCCTGTTACTGCGGCAAAATCCGCTGGTGTCATTTCTGATGTAGTTAAACTCAATTAAGTCATCTCCTTTCATTTATTTTGAAACCCTTGCAAGTATGTTTCACGTGAAACTATTTCAAAAACTTCTTGAATTGCGTAGCCATGTTCTGCGCTTGGTTCAACTGCTGTTGAGTTATCTGACCGCTGTTCAGCATTTCCTGTATTTTTTGTTGTGGATCGCCCTTGAACGTGTTGCGGAAGTTCTGATACTGACTGATTAGATTTGCTATTGGTGTGTTCCCCATCATTGAATTGAATAAGCTATTCATTGTCTTTACCTTCTAATTCGTTCTTCAGCTCCAAAATCGCCATTTTAAGGTCATCTTTTGTCGCGTAATGTAACATATCCTCTTTTGTCGCAAAATTGCTCAAATCGTCATTTTTTGCTTTCTGTGGAGTGTTTATGCGTTCCTTGTAATCAAACACCCTCAACGACGGCATGCCGCTCTGGTCTGCCGATTTTAAATAAAGACAGTCCGAGTCGGAATCCATCAGCAACACGGCCTGTCCGGCAACTACGGGATACGCTTTCGCTCCTTCGATGCCTTGCACCCAAACAACACCGTTGTTCTGCTGTTGGTTCTGTGGATATGCTTGTGGATAATTTTGCTGATAATTTACAGGGAAATAGTTATAAGGCATTCTTGTTCACTTCCTTTCGCCAATAATAGATCGGAACTTCATCGCCCGAATCCCACGAATCGTAGTAACTTCCGTTTACTGCACAGACAACGTGCGTCCCTGTGGCAAGAATGTACTTGCCCGAATCGTGTTCCTTGCAAAAGTCTTTGATCGTGTAGCAGTTCGGACAAGAATCTGGAATAATGAATCTTTGGAATCCGTTTTCGTACAGGTATTCACCCCATACACGATTGGACGATGGCATGTCCTTCATTCGGAACCCTTGCATCGTTAATCCCATATAGGTATCGTCCCACGTTTTGCCGAGGGCTTTTGATATGGCTCGCACGGTGCAATCACCGACTAAAGCTCTTATTGGATTTGGATTATAATTCACGTACATTGTAATCACCTCACAGCTTTATTGTGGCACAAAAAAAACACGCAGACAATTTCATCTGCGTGCCTCTTTTGTGTCATTTCTATGCCATAAAGCAAAACAGCGGCACGAAACCGCTGTCTGCATTGGAGTGTATAGTTGTCGAAAGAAGAAAATTGTAATGAAGTTTTCTGAACAAATAAAGGTTAACACACATTTATACGTATGTCAAATCAAACCGCCACTGCTCCGAGACCAATGACTAAAATCCCGAAGAGTGGCGGAATCAAAAAAGGAGGGTCACAAGAACCGAAAAATCCTTTTTTCTCCTTTATATATAATTCGTTTGATTTGGCTGACTGATAGATCAAATTCTACCGATAATGATTCTTGGGTAATGCCGTCTATGAATCTCCGTTTAAGAATTTTCCTGTCCCGCTCGCTATGAACGTGTTCGTCAATCAGCTCTGCAACTCTGCTGTTTGAATAATCCATTATTTTCTTACACGCCCAGAGCCGTGGCAACGAGGACATCTTTTGTATCCCGTCCCACTCCCGTATTTTTTCCTTCTGACTCTTTTAATTCTCTGCTTCGCCATTTGTTATGTCTCCATCATTCCCAACGTAATTATTGTAGCCATCTGCGTTGTCCTGCGTTACTGTTACAACATCTTCGAACTGTGACTCATACCACAGCCAATAACCATTGGTCGCAAATAGTAACAGCAAGACTACTGCGAGCAAAATAAACAGCTTGCGGATGATTCGTTCAAGACGAGCCATTTCGCTTTCGAATACAATAAATGGAACTTCCTTCATATAACATAATCCTTCCGTTCTATCAGCCAATTATCAATCTCCTTCACCTTGGCGTCGATCTCGCCCGTGTTGTTGCCGTCACGTAAATGAGCCAAGGTGATTCTTGAAGCCGATACCATCAGATTGGTTGCTTCTCCAAGCTCCGCTATAGCTGAATCGATCTTGTCAATGTGGCTTTTGTCCTTGTCAAGGCACTCTTCAAAGTGCTCAAGTTTTTTATTGATTTCTTCCAGCGGTTTTGTCAACGCTTTTTTAGCTTCAAATAAAATCTTCACGGCACTCCCCACAACACCAATAGCGGATGCAACGTAAATAATCGTGGCTATGTTTAATTCTACTGTCATCATTCTCCGTACCTATGCTGAACAAAGCATACCATCATTTACGCCAATCGTCAATAAATCCACCATCGTAGTCCTTATCTTCATCGATTGACGTATTCAATCGCCGCCTTAGCCAACGCTTCGCCCATTTTCTTAAATTCTTTAGCATCGTTCCAATCCTTAATGTCTTTGTAATTATCAATGAAAGCAATCTCATTCAGAATTGCCATCATGTCGGTCAGCTTCAAATTCTTCAAATCTGGTCTTGCCTTTAATCCTCTGGAATTCTGACCGACAGCTTTAACGTGCTTCTCGAAGATTTCTCCGCAACGCTTATGCTTTGCATCAAGGTTATAGAGCAATCCTTCCCAGCCATTGCCACCGCCGGAATTGAAGTGGATTGACACGTACAAGTCTGCTTTCCATTTATTTGCTTCGTTTGTTATCTTGACCAGATCGCCATTGTTTGGAGAATTATATCTGACCGCAACATTATGCTTCTGCAAATAATCGATCATGTACTTGGCAACCTTGACATTGAAGTCACGTTCTTTGCCGTACTTGGACACAGCTCCGCTATCCGTTGCTGAATGTCCAATGTTGACATAAACCTTTTTCTTTTTAGGTTTTTCTTCTGGCTTTTTATTAGTCGTGGATTTTGCATACTTCGGTCTTGCACAGGAACAAATGTCAATGTAACGACGTTTCTTCTTGCACACCCTACCGCCATTGGATTGCGAACCACTTTTACTGGTGTTCCCCTCAATCGTCCATACATAATCTCCGTCTACCGATAAAACCAGCCCTGTGTGTCTGCGGTAAGCATCCATCGCTCCGAAGTCGAAGCAAACTACGTCGCCAAGTTTGTACTTTTTCAATGCTTCTTTTCTTTTTGTTCTGGAAGTAGTTTTTTTCAGAATCCACTTTCCACTTTTTTTGCTTACGATTTCGTCTTGAGCATACGCCGCATTTGCGTTCTTTGGAAACGGATTCGTGCCGCCGTACTTTTTGACAGCTTCTTTTCCGCACCACCATTCGAAAACGGCACACCACGCATAACGCTGACCATACACATGACACCCGTAGAACGCCGTGTTGTACTTCACGTTATTGGTATTAGCCGGTGACTCCATAACGCCAATCTGTGACTTGGCTATTTTCATAACTTGTTTAGCTGTCGGCATTCTCGTCACCTTCCTCAATGTCATAATCTCCGAATGGATTTTCCATCATGTCGTCCAGTTCTGGAGCACTTGCGTTCTGCTGTTCAAGGTTGTTATAATTCTGCGTGCTGACACCGATCAATGCTCCGAGGAACACGGTGACAGCACTAATTGTGCCAACGATTTCCGTGCCATAAGGCAATCCCCAAATTTTCGCCAATGCGAAATAAAAAGTTCCAAGTGCTGGCAATGCAATCATTACCACCCATTTGAGAATGTTGTAAGTTTCATTTTTCAACTGCATTTCTTTTTTCCTTTCTATGACGAATAAATAATAATGTATGTGTAAGTCGTGCTTGGCAACAACCCATAGGATGAAGTGTTCGTGTAGTAAGACAAGACATTACCAGTCTTAAGCCGCACACAAGTCGAACCTGCATTATTCGCATTTGATGAACTGAATACATTGGCACTCATAGCACTTGATCTGGAATAGGTTGTGGATGCCGATGTGCTGTTTTTGTATATCCAAGTAGTGACACCTTGGTTTTGTGAGCCACTGGTCGTATAAGACGGAGTGCTATCTTGGACCGACTTGTGCATCGTCCATTGTCCTACCGCATAACGCTGAACGCTGTTGTACCAATCCAAATCACCTGTTGAAGTGTTGTTATAGGCACCACCCTTTACGTAGACCATTGCGGCAATCGGATACCCGTTCCCAGTGTATGGGATAGTGGTACTTTCAGCACCAGCGCTACTTCCTGTTGTGAATTCTCCTATCACGATGTTGGATGCACCACCACCACCACCGCTGACGTTGACAACAAGCCTTGCAAGGTTAGTCACATCGTATGTACCGTTAGCAGTCTTGGTTTCGCTTCCGCTTACCAGTTCTGATGCTGATACTGTTACCGCCGTGCCCGTTATCGTCCCACCAGTTATATACCCTGTTGTGTTCGTGACGCTTGGTGTCACATTGACTTTGTGGTTGCTTACTGTTCCCTTTGTCGCTGTTGGCGTGCCTGCTGTACCGCTTGGCATAGCATTAACTGTGACGTTGACCGCAGAAAGTCCGTCATAGCCACTATCAGCCGTTATTGTTTCGGTCTGCTGTGATTCTGTCGGGGTGTATGTAGCCCTCTTGGTTTGGAGCGTCTGTTCTATTCCGTCTACCGCTGATACCATTTCATCAAGAGTCATTGTTAATGGCTCTCCGCTTTTTGCTGAAATAGCATTAGCAAGGATGTCTATTTTTTGTTTATTTACTACTACTTTTGACATTGATTATTCCCCTTTGTTTCAAACCATTCATTAATCAAAAATTTAAAATATATGGGTCTATCATTTGCCCGTTCCATACATACCTCATATGGAGTATCAATAAGTATTGCCTTATCCGCATTTATGCGTTCCATATCTTTTTTTATTTTTTCTTGAGTATTCGCAATACTTACTACATATGCATCGTTCCACCCTCCAATTCTGTCACGAATTATATCAAGTAAATTTGATTTAAGTCGCAATGCAATTTCATGAACATTCAAATCCGCATCATGAGCATCATGATTGCTGATTGCAGAATAAATTAAATCCACATCACAAACAATATCTCCATCTTTCATATGTTTCGCAATATATTCACTTTTACCACTACAAGGTGAACCATAAATAAGATAAACCATTATTAATCCCTATAAATGCTCGATGTAAGATATTGAGTGGGGACTGAGGTAACCCCATAAAATGTAGGATAACTTGTAGAATTAATTGCTGTATAAGTGTAAAAACCTGGTGAACCAACATAATTCAAACTGCCTGCACTTGACATTAATGGATTTACCGCAAGAACTCTATAAACATTGTCATATTTATAAACTTTAATTATTGGCATTAAAGATACTCTGTAAGCATAATCGTTATCTAAACCTGTGGTGCTTTTGGCTTGCGTATAAGAAATATAACATGGAACACTATCCTTGATTAATTCGTATATTTCCGCAAAAGTTTTATCAAGGGCAGTGCCATTGTCTACAATAATTGTTGCGCCACTTCCACTACCAGCATCAGCAATTCCGTTTTCGATTTTGTTCAATGCGGACGCAGAAATAGTGTCTCCCGTAGTCCACGTTGTTGGTGTATAACTCATAATAATTCTCCTTATATTTCAGCCTGTCCAACTTTTGCTACTCCTACGATCGGAAGTGTGCCGTCGGTCAGACCGTATTCAAGACTGTTCCCGTTTGGCACATCGCTACCAATGTACGTTGACGATATAGCGTCGACGACAACATTCTGATGTAACAATTTGTCAGTCGTGTATAGCGTCTGCTCTTCTTCGGTCGGCGTGATGCTATAATCTCCGTGGTAGTCCTCTCTGGACACGCCATTGAATTCTACATCGAAATCCGCTTCTACATCAAACTGCACATCGAAAGTGGATTCTTCTTCAAATGTAATAGGAATTTCTACCATGTTTATTCTCCTAAGATTGAATCGTCCTCAACATCTTCAACCATGATCTGATACGACTTTGACGCATACGCTTCTCCGCCTCCTGTCAATGCACGAAGCTGAACGTACATATCATCGCCATAGTCGAAATCCTTCGTTTCTTCTTGCGTCAGAATAACAATTACTTTGTCGGCATCAAATGACATTCCACTTGGCAATGTACTGCCTTGGGATGCCTTTACAAGTTTTCTTTTTCCTTGCCGAAATGTAACTTGGATAATGTCGCACTCGCTCGTATCAATCGGCAACTTGAACGTAAACCTTGGGGTTGTTACTCGATACATTTTTCCTTGTCCTCACTTTCGAATGGCGTAGTAATGATAGCCTGTAATTCTCTAACGCAATCAGCGGCAATCAAAATTGATTGTCCTTTCACTTCCATCTGCATCATTGCGTTAATTACGCTTGTCAATCTGTCTTTGGTTTCTTTTTCTTTCATTTTTTCCTCCCTTCTATGGAGTCCAAGTATCTGGAAATGTAATAAGGAAATAACGCATAGCACCGCTGTAGGCACTACCATCTGCCTTGTAAAAATTCAGCACCACTTGCGATGTGGAGGACGCATCATAGTTATGCTTGACTGTCACTCCATTACCATATTGAGGAATTGCAAGCACTCCTTGAATCTTCGCACTACTTGAACCGCCAATGTCTGTGTTGTTTAAAGTTAACTGCCCACCCGATGGAATTGTAGAAACCATTGATATGCCACGGGTCATATTGGACTTAGGGAAAGCACCAACATCGCTTGCTGAAAGTGTAATGTTTGACGACAACGCCTTGCTGTTTACTGTCCTCGATGTTGGAACTGCGCCCACATCAGAAGCCGAAAGTGAATTTTTGGTGGCGAGCGTACCGAAAGCACCTTTGTTGCAGTAGGCAAGGTTTGAAGATGTTCCGCTGTATGCACCGTTCCAGAATGCGAGTGCTGACTTGGCTATTACTTTTGCATCGCCCTCTGTTGTGCTTGACCAGCTTAAGTCGCCGGCAGATGAGCGAGTATATTTGTCAGATAAAGCAACTGCGGATACATCGGATGCAGATAGATTTGTTCCATTGATTTTGTATTTTGCACCACTTGCTATGTTTACGTTGCCACTCCAGTCAACAGTTAAGGCATTAGAACGCGTACTGCTTGTGCCATTCCCAATAATAAACGCAAGGTCTGTTGAAACAAACGAATTGGCAGTTCCTTGTGTGGCATTATACTGTCCAATTACTGTTTGAGCATATCCACTAGCATAAGTCACACGATTTTGGGCATGTGAATATTGTCCAACGCTTCGTGACCCATACCCTTCTGTGTGAGAACATGATCCGTGTGCTTGCGTGTCGTACCCTTCTGCGTGAGAATAATTACCTATTGCTGAAGCTCTACCGCCTTCAGCAAAACTAAAACCGCCTAAATCGAAAGCTGGCTCTCTATAGCCAAAAGTCCAAGCTGGAGCGTACACAGTTTGTAACGCGGTCAAATATACAACCTTAATATCTGCTTTTGTTCCAGATACCAAGGAAAAAGAAATGTTGTTTTGCCCATCGTATTCAACAGACAACATTGATGGGTTATCATAACCCCACGCAATCTGTTGAGTATAAACTGTTGAATTTTTAGTAAACTGATGCCAACACGAGTAATTGCCAACAGTAAACCCTATAACAAAAGTTGTATTTGTTTCCAACGAAACCAATTCATTTATTTGTTTTGATACTTTTGTGTTATAGGCCAAATCAGCAAGTTCATATACATAGTTTAATGATGTTGTGATATATCCGCTCAATTGAGTTTCGGATGTTTGTATGTCAAGAACATTTACCTTGGTGGCATTTATGGCTTGAATCGCATTCTTTGTTATTGTAATGTGTTCACCCTCTTCTGTTCCAAGACGCAATGATTCACCAAATTCCGCTACTTCACCACCGCTTGGGTTTTGTACGTACATACCTTGATTGTCGATTTTGACCTTGTACCCGCTGTTATCTTTCACAACATAAAGTCCATCATTCGTTAATGCAAGATGCGTCTGCACATAGGTCTTGACCGCATCGTCTGTGTCCAGTTCAAAATAGCCTTGTGTTGTTGGGTTGCCAGTAGGCGAATCAACGATTGCATACTCATAGCCGTCATTGTTATTTGCTACTCTTGGATAGAAAATCAAGTCTGTTGCCGTGTAGCCATTGGCAACATACACGTAATATTTTGCTCCGCTTACTGCCGTTGTCTTTTTTATGCCGTCATATACAAACACAGAACCGCCAGCTTGGTGGTATCGCAATCCATATGTTTGGGACGAACCACCAGAAGCCCCCGAAATGTAAATGTTTTCACCAGCCGTAACTGATGGAGTTCCAAGCTCGAAATAAACATTTGCCGTTGCTGTTCCGTTGACTGTGACAATTTCATCTTTAACGAAAATAGTAAGACCGCTGATTTGATATGTTCCATCAGTCATCGTCAGCGTTTGGTTGTTTGGCACATAATAAGTCTTGCTTGCAACTACGCTTGTATCTGCTGTTGGTGTGAATACGGAATGCTCTGCTATCCAAGTGAGAGTATCAACGACACTTTCTACAACTCCAAGCTGACCTAACGCATTGTTCGCTGAATTGGTTGCTGAAATGGCTTGGTTATTTGCTTCGGTTGCAGATGCTTTCGCTTCATTTGCTGAAACTTCTGCTCTGTTTGCTGATGCTTTGGCTTGATCGGCTGAAACATTTGCACGCTCGGCGGCATCTGCGGCAATTTCTGCCGAAGCGACAGCACTTTCTGCGATTTGACGAGCATTGTTTGCCGTGCCTTGTGCGACATTGGCTTTTGTGTCATCAGTTGGCGGTGCAGTTTTATTGCCGGTAAGCCATGCTCTGCCGCCGCCGACTCTAACTTGAACGGTATCGCCCACTTTGGCATTGATGGTCAAATTGACTGGAGTCTCGTCTACTCCACCAGCAATGTGTACCCACGCAATGCCGTTCTCTATTCTTTTAACTTCTGCTTGCGTGTCGTAAGGCTCTATTTTTCGATTTAAGCCGCTTTTGTTGCCCTTTAATAAGTTTGATAACTTCTTTATTTTCATGCCCTTAAAACCTCTTCTGATGTTTCTGCACCGTATCCAAGTTTGATCGTTTGCTCCGTGATGTAATACAAACCGCTTATATTATGACGAGGATAGTTTAACATGACGACATCGCTCACCGTAACATCTGGAATAAACCGCCTGTCATAACTGATGCTGACAACATTGCGTTGTTCTTCTTGCAACCTTCTCAATGCGTAATCGGCAATCGTTTCGTTGTCGTTCAGATCGCAGTTGGTTTCCTGTTGCCAAATTTCTCGCCCACGGTTCACGGTTGACAAAACGCTGTCTTCCGAATCATCACGAGCGACAGCAGAAGTGTCATCCATAACGGCGCGGAACACGTTAGGGCATTCAAACCAATCGTGCTCAATTTCAAATTCTGGAGTTATCGAATCGTTCTCAAGCGTGTCAAACTTTATTGTTGGCTCTGTAGCGGTTTCGCACACCACGATTTCGCCGTAGCCGTTGATTCGTATTCTCCAATTCATGGCTTTCAGAATCTTATAGACCATTGACAGATTGCTTTCGCCATCTTCCGCGATAATAAAATCCTTCAGCCGTGGAGGATTGCCTACGAATCTAACTGGTGCTGGCAACGTGGACAACAATTCTTCAATGTAATAAGTTCCTTCAATGTTTGGCGTTGCGTACCATCCTCTTGGCAATAACACATCATTGGCTGGCTTCAGAACAGAATAACATTCCAAATCATACGTTGCGAGATTGCCTTCATAATTTATTTTCGGGGAAGTCGCAAGCCCTGTAAAAAGTGGTACGTGTTCTGAACTGCCAGCTTGTGACGCATCAAGCCAGACACGAATCCAAGTTTCCGTGTCCAGCCTGTGCGTACATTCCAAGTCTGCTGATTCAATCAGGTTTGAATCTGTTCTCTTGATGCTCCCGTCTATGACTTTAAAGCGATCAATGTCACGCCACGTTTTCGCGTCAACGATTCCAATATAATATGATGCCGTAAATCCTTTATTCCAATTCATCCTGTCCCATTTCTTCCCATTCTGCGAGCAACATTCCATCAAGCTCCTGTGGGTCTACCTTTGTTACAGTCAACGCAAACGAAGTCAGCATTCCATAGGTAGCTCGCGCGGTGTCCTGTGACACTTGTACATCTGCCGAGTAACTTGACCCGTCTGCGGTTCTTACATGGCAGATTCCAGAATACTCAGCAAGCCTACGCATTGCAAGAATGTCCTCTTTGTCCGTCAATGTTATCATCGTGGTATTTATCGTTCCGCTACGCTTGACACCAACAGTCCAATCGCCTTGGATAGAACCGCCCATGTATTTTGTAAGCTGGAAATCCTTCTCCCATTTGCTTGATAATTCCACGTTGTGGTCAAGGAACACTCTATCGCCGCCAAAGTCTATGACGCTTTGCTGAAGCTCGATAACATCGTTGTCGTCGTCATCTGTAACGTACCACGCCAACCCTCTTCCATCAGTTTGGTTGTCGTAAATGTAATCTCCATTCTGCGTCTTGAGGACTACCATGTGACCGCCATGCTCCCCGAGTGTTGGATACGGGTCAACATATGTCTGCCCGAATTCTCCATTCTCCACAATCAGCTCCGGCTTGTCTGCTGACAATCTGTAAATGTCAAAAACATCGTCAACATTCGCCTGTGCGGATTTATGCGGAGTGATTTTTACGGCAAGGTTTTCTCGGTCTACTTCGATGCCAGCAGTCGGCTTTGTTGCTTGCTTGTCCCATCTAACAGTGAATGGTATCGGTTCACTTGTGACTTGCTGACCAAACTTGTCTTGAATCGTTGCGACCAAGTTATAGTCAGCTCCATCGTCAAGCATTCCGATTCTGTCATTCAGATCAAACGAGAACAATCCTTCTTCTGTGCTTGTTTTTTGCAAGACGGTTTCACCCTCGTAACCTGTAAACGTGTCGCCGTTTGGTCGTTCCTGAACAAACGTACTCCGTCGTTCTACTGCAACGGTAGTTTCTCCACCAACGCCAGCCCCTGTAACTGTAACTTCCAAAGGCATTTCGTACAACGCCTTGTAGGTTATTGTCTCTTGCGTTTCGACTCCTGTCTCATAATTGACAGCCGTTACGGTTTCTGTCACATCACGGAATGAATTGGCTGACAACTGCACATTGCACACTAACGGATTTGCAACTCGGAAACTTTCTACGTCTGACCATTCTGACCACCTTCCCGACTGCGACTGCACATGAACAGCAAGGTTATAAGTGTTCCCTTGCGTCAATGATGATGTATCAATGTCAACGTGCTGTGCCGTCTGTGTGTGGGCAACATACGGGACTACATAAGTTCTGACAGACCTGTAGCCTATGCTCGTGCCGGTGTCCTCGTCGTACACAACGTAATCAGCATCATCAAGGCTCTGCACTTGTTCGTCCTCTACCGTGACAAAAGCGACTTGTGCGTTTGCTTGCGGCATATTATCGTTCGTCGTGTACACCCAATTTGCAGTCAGCTTTTCGCCCTGCTTTATAATTGGTTTGGATAATTGCAGTGACGGCTTGTTTGGAGTCGAAGTCAAATCAATCGTACCTTGGTCAATAGCCGACCAAGGACCATAAGTGACATTCTCTCCGTTCAAATCTCCGTGCATCAGCCGGACACGAATGTACCATGTTCTGCCCAGCTCCAAATCGTGTATGTTCCACTGCGCGGCGTGCATATTGCTTATGGTATAGACATCGGGTTCGTCTGTTGATTCCCAAGCATCGTCATGGTCTGCCCAAGCAATCTGCGCCCCGTTAGCATCGCCCCAGCTCCAGTCCCATTTAACTTTGACAGTTCCAGTATCGCCAACTCGATTTACCGCTATATTTTGCGGTGCGACAGGCACTCCGCTACCATCTGCAACGAACCCTTGAGAAACCATTCTCGCAGTAATGGCATAATCATCAACGCCGTCAGCCCTTGTTTGCTTTGTCGCTGTCCCAACGAATGCTTTGGCTACGAATTGAGTATACGTCTGGTTATCCCAATCAGGACACTGTACAACAATTTCTGTTTCACCGTGCGGAATGACGCCCACATTGAATTCTTTGCCGTCAGATTGAATGTAGGTTATTACAAGTCGAGAATCCACAACCGCCGAAGCATTTGTAGCCGTTATTGTTGCTTTGTGCGTCACATTGTCACGAACCACACGGATCGCCGTAGGGTCAGCAAGAAAACCAGCTCTCACGAAATTTGGCTCTCCATACGTTATCTTGGTGTCGTGCTGTGTGTTGACGCGCACATATAAGCACTGGTCTACGCCTATCGTGTCGTCCACCATGAAAACCGCCCTGTCTTTTCCGCTTGTGTCTGCTGATATGTCTGCCGTTGACCACGTAGCCCCAACTGGACACTTCAAGTTCGCTTCTGGCTGAACAACAGCATACTCGACGGTAGTCTTGTCAATAGGGTTACGCACGCTTCCGAATGCTTCCCATGATACGTCTACACTGACGCCGCCATCCATAACAACGGATGTCGGTGACGACACATAAGATTCGTTCGGTATTGCGTAAACGTGATTGGCGTAAACCCAGTCTGAATCGCCACGAGGACCTCTTGCCTTGACCCGAAACCATCGTGTATAAGACGCATTGTGTACATACAGAATGTTTGTATCTTCCGTTACAGGCACATTATCATTGGCTGACTTGCTTCCTTCGGTAGCATTCTTCCAGTCGAGCTTCGACCCGTCTTTTTGCGAATTGTCCTTCACAAGCATTGTCTGGTACAACACATCTGTGAACCATGCGTGTGTGTCATCCTTGACTTCGGTTGTCCACGAGAAAATGCACTTGTTCGTTAACTCACTGTCCATTTCTGCCGTCAGAACAGGCTTTTTCGGGACTGCAATGTCAAAGGTTTCCGTCGACCAATCCGACACCGTTGGGTTATGCGTTTTCTTCTTACTACCACTTCCTGTGGTGTACTTCTTCCGTTCACCTTTCACCCTCATGCGGACATCGAACAATTTTTTCTTGAACGTGCCGTTTGAATTCTTTTTCGGGTAAAAATTATTCTTTGTTACTTTGATCGATTTGCTTTTTTGCTTATCGCCGATCTGCGTAGACTTCTTATGCCAAGAATCCTTGCCAGTGTCGTTAATCATGTAATCGAACCACTGTCCAGCATCGTAGTCCTTATCAGCGATAGTCCATGACAACGTAAATGTCTCGCCGTCACGTTTTATTTTCAAACCTTTCGGTCTGTCAGTTTTTTCCTTAACAGTTGTAGCCATTACGCCGTCCTCATTTCCAGTTGTAACTTTCTCACAATGTAATTTGCAACTTCATCTGGATCGCTTGCATCGTTGATTGTGAAGTAATTATTCATAACTGACCTTGTTCCGCTGGTTACTTCTTCAATGTCTCGCATCAGATTTTTCTTACCGTACATCAATTCATCGACTGGACCTTCACCAGCCATGGCGATCGACGGATTTGTGAACAAGTACGGCACATCTTCAGCCTTCCTGTACCAAGACACGCTGAACTTTGGCGGCGTTCCTTTACCAAGCAACCCGAACGGTGCTTTTCCGCCAGATGCTGAAATGTGTGGCAACTGCAAATTACTGAACAGCTTGCCAATGGATAAAGGAAACATTCCTTTGATTTTATCCACTGCACCCTTCACAGCTTCTTTTGCCGCATCGATTTTTTTCTTTACACCGTCTTTTAGACTCTCCATCAAAGATGTTGCTTTGTTTTTAGCCGCAAGAAATCCAGCCGCGATAAATGTCTTGACTGCATTCACTGGCTTGATAACAGCCGACTTCAAAGCACCAGCCGCTTTTGCTATTCCCCGACCAACGCTTCTAATAACTTTTGAACCAAGGCCAGCCCAGTTGAATGCGACGAATACGGACACCATCGCCTGTATGATTTTTGGAATGTTCGCGATCAATGTAGGTATTGCCTTGATAATCCCAACGATAAGATACTTCACGATCTGCAATCCAGTAGTGATAATTTTCGGTGCATTGTCGTTAATTACCCCAGCAAAATTGGTTATGATCGTCGGTATGGTCTGAATGAATGTCGGTATGTTGTCAATGATTCCTTTGGCTATCGCTTTGATTAAATCCAATCCCATCGAAATGAAATTGCCGGCTCGTTCTCTGAATGTTCCGCTGAAGCTCATAAGACCATTCATTAACGTGGATATAAGCTCTGGCAAATTGCTTTGTACCGCTTTAATGGCATTACCAAGACCTTCGGTGACAAATTCATCGAACTGGTTGAATTTCTCGCCAAGTATGTCAAACGCATCGTTTAGGCTCTCAGCATTCAACATTTCTGTCACGGTGTTTATTCCTTCCGTAACGCCTTGCACGAAAGTTCGTAATGCTCCATGGTCAAGGTCTGACACTGTTATCTGCAGTTCCGAAAACGCAGACTTCAGAATCGTCACATCGCCAGACAGATTATCCAACTGCGTTTCAGCCATCGCCGCCGCCGCACCTTTGGAATCCATAATGGCGGCTGTAAGCTCGTCCCATTTTTCTGGTGTCTGTGCGAGCAAGGCATTAACCGATTTCAAATCCCGAACATTGAATGTTTTGGCAATCAAATCATTCTTTTCTTGGGTGGTCATTCCTTCCATTGCCACATTCATGTCATTCAGAATGTCTGGCAAATCACGAAGTTCGCCTTTTGCGTCGTAAGCCGAAACACCAATAGCACCGAAAGTCTTTTCAAATTTCCCTTTTGTGATGCCCTGCAATACGTTTCTTAATGCAGTACCGCCTTCAGAACCTTTGATGCCTGCGCTTGCTAATGTACCTAACGCAGCTGACATTTCAGCCGTAGCGTGTTCAGCACTTTCAGTTTCGCTTTTCATCATTTTGGCTGTACCACCAACGGTAAGGAAAGCACTTCCTAACTGTTCAACATTGGTGTTTGTCAACGAAGATGTTCTTGCCATCTGGTCAACCATGTGTTCTGTTTCTTCGACACTTAAACCTAATGCCGATTGAGCATCCGTTACCATGTCGGACGCGTTTGCCAAATCCATAGCACCAGCCGCCGCCAAATTCAAAACTTGCGGTAACATCCTTTGCGATGTTTGGACATCATACCCCGCAAGTGCCATGTAATTCAAACCTTCTGCGGCTTCCTGTGCGGAAAACTTGGTTGTCTTGCCTAAATCTCTTGCAGTCTTTTCTAACGCTTCGTAATCCTTTTGAGCTTGCGACCCTTGTGTATGTAATTCTTCAACGGTATATCCCATCGTTGCCGCAACTTGCGACATTGATTTGTCAAAATCCGCTCCGACTTTTACAGATGATACAGCAAAAGCCCCCAATGCTACTGCTCCAGCTTTGGCGGCTTTTCCCATCTTCGATTTGAACCCAGAACCAAACTTGCTTGCGTTTGAATCCGCTTCGTTCAGTCCTCTGTCATAATCTGTTTTGTCGAGCGTCAACAAGGCTCTTAAAGTTAATACGTCCATTATAACGCTCCTATTTCGTCGAGTCTTTGTGAAATTCTTTTCCTGATCTGTGCTCCTGTTTCTTTTGGCTTTTCGTCCGGCATCACCAATTCATAATACGATTTGCTCATATACGAGCCAGAATATCGTTCAGCAAAAATGTGATTCATGTTTTGCGAGCATGAAGCCATATACGTCTGATATACCAAATCCTTATGAAACTGATTTATCCTTGCCCTGTAGTATGCCGTAAACAGCTTCACGCTCCGCTTGCCTTGATACTCGCCATAGCACAGCCAGAACAAGCGTAAATTATCTTCCGACTGTGCTACTGAAAAAGGCTCTGAATCGCCGGTTCATTCAGCAATTCTATAATGCTTGTGGGCAGTGATACAAGGTCGATTTCGTTGACTTCTTCTTCATACGTTTTTCCATCGATCGCCGCAAAAATCTCAATGATTTCTTTTCGGTGATTTTTGATAGCTATGCTTACGGAAGTAGCCACGTTTTTTTCAAAGCCTTCTTTGACTTCTTCATCTTCCCAGATGTTCACTATCGGCACGAGGATTTCTGCCAATACATCTAACGCTTCTTCGCCTTTTATTTCCGATAATTTACGCATTTATTATTTCTCCTTTAGGAATAGGACTTCACATAATAAGTCTTGGAACTGTCATAGACCGCATTTTCAGCCACCTGTGTATATACATATGGGCTTTCTGTAGTTCCTGCACCGCTACGAGTATAATACTTCGTGCCGTACTTGAATCCAGCACTCGTCAGAGTAGCTTGCGTGTAAGTTACATTCAATGCGTCATGCACATAAAATTCCATCGGCATGTCGTCCTGTGCATTGATCGAAACGTGTCCAGTCAGCGTACAGGAAGTCTGTCCTTTTCCATTCTTTGTAGTCTGTAAGCTAAATCCGTCTGTGGACAGAGCATTTTTCAGCTTAACAGCCACGAAACCGCCCTCTGCGGTATCGCCGACCCACCATACGTCGCCAAAATCGTCCTGTGACAGATTTCTGCGTGGGACGATTTTCCCAGATGATGCGGTAATGTCTGCCGCACCAAGAGCCAGTCTGATTCCCTCTGCACTTGTATCAAGTGAAGTGAAACCAAGCGAGCATGTCCAAGAATCCAGATGTTTCAGCTCCTTCATGTTGTTTGGAACATTGTCAACATCCTCGCCAAGGTCGGAATACTCTGGCTGGCACACAACATTGATACCGCCTGTAGTCGCACAGATAATAGCGGAATCTGCTGGTGCAGACGGATTGGCTGGGTCAAAAGTTGTCAACAGAACACCAGCGTCTAACTGCATAGCCTCGAAAGTGTCCTGTGGAATAACTGTAAACATTCCCATGTTTGTTCTCCTTAATACGCAGTTAAAAACTCTGCGTTCAAAATAATGTAAATTCTTCGTATCATGTCATCTTCATCGGGCATTCGCTGTGCAAATGGTTGACCCTTTGTAATATACAGATAACCACCATCCACTAACAATGTGATGTAACCGTACCCGAATTCTCTTGCGATTTCATCTGCTTTGTCGGATATGGTCTTCCACGATGTGTTCCTGTCCCATAATGACGCTGTAAGGGTCAGATTTTCGTTTAGAGCCGCCGTTTGTGCATTATAGGTTATATAGGGTGGTGTTGGCGATTGCTCGCCTGTATAGACCGAATTCTCGTCATATGCGTCCCAGCCAAAGCTGTTCCAGAACGCATCTATGGATTGCCATTTGTTCATACTGCGAACTCCTCTGCCGTGACTTGTCTCATGTTAAGGGACGCACTTGCTGGTGTGTACTTGTCGTCGCCATCGGAAGTGACTCGAAATATCTTGTTGTCACGAACGCGTTTGAAAACGTCGTGATATTCCAAAGTCAAAGACCGTGAAGTGGTAACGGTATATAAACTCGTCACGCCTTGCTTTTCGGCTGTTCTTGCTTCGATACTTGTATCGAAAGTGATCGCCGCTTGGAATGAAGCCCCATCGACCCACGCCGTTATAATACCGCCGTAACCATCTGAAGTTGTAGTCTTGTCCATAAGGACGCACGTTTCCATCGCTTCGTCTAATAAACTCATGGTCTTATCTTTCTCCAGTGATTTAGCTTATCTGCAAATGCTCCTTGCCACGTTCCACTCAAATCTACGTTACCGCTACCGCTACTGCTTCCGCCTTTGCTGTAACTGTAACCGCCAAATGATTCAGATGTGAACGGTGACATAGCCACGCTGTCAATCGACTGATACTTGTTCTTCCATTCCGTAATGTCAGAATCAAGGGCAATGACATCTGGGGGAACTGCCATTGCCCATACAGCACCATTGAATGACTCGTCTATAAGCGTGTCGGTATTATCACCAAACTTATGCACTCCGTCATTAAAAATACTGCCAACAATACGGAAGTACTGACCGTCTTGCAACCCCATGTCTTTGGTAAATTCTCCATCGTCAATAACGAAATCACCATAGAAATGTGGCTGGTTGTAGTCAAACCAATTATTAAGCTCTTTGCACAATTCAGTCAGCATTTGTTACTCCTTATGCCTTGATTGAAAGCGTCTGGTTGCCAGCCGCCTGTGCTCTGCCGTTAGCATCTACTGCCGCAACTGTAATCTTTGTGTGAGATGCAGTCGGCGTGATGATTCCGCCATTTGGCAGGTTCGTCCAAGTGCTACCAAGCTTCTGTCCGTATGTTACTTCTGGAGCAGATGTTCCTGTCTTATATACGAACTTTTCTCCTGTGCCGAGGTTATACGCACTTGTGGAAATATGTGACTGTCCGCTTGATGCTCCAGTCTGGTCGGAAGTTACGGTTACGCTACCGAGTGACGGAGTGCTGTCAATCTGTCCGATAACTACGCCGTCTACGTATTCAACGAGGAACTGAATGCCACTCATAATAAGTGATTCAATCTGTGCTCTTTCCTCATTCTGATACCCAGATTTGATTCCGATGTATCCAGTCGGGTCCGCTGTGAGATTGAACGCTCTTGCTACATCGCCACTCATTGTCAGATAATACAGAATCAGATTTTCTTTTGCTGTGGAATAAACCATTCCCTGTGGAATGTTGCTGTTCATTACTACTGTGCCAAGACCGAGGAAATCTTCAATGTAGTTCATTCCGAATGCGGTCTGTACAGTAATGGTTGCAGTACCCAGATAATCGGAAATTGTCAGCGGACTCATGAAGTGGACCGTAGACACTGCATCGTCTTCAAACAGAACCTGTAACTGACCCCATGTTCCAGCCAGAACTTTCTGCAGAGTATCGCCACCAACAACTGTTCCGTCAAGTCCAGTAAGGAATGAGAAAAAGTCTGTTCTGATTCCTTTCTGAACGTCGTTCAGCAGTTTTGCATCGGTCATAGCAACCGCTTCATCATAGCCAGACTTCTTGATTGCTTCAGCAGTCGCCGCCTTTCTCCACTTCTTCAGCGTGATTTCGCCGATTGCTTCCTTTGTTCTCTGATACTGTGACAGAGGAATGATTTCACCCTCTGGTACAGAACCAGACTGCAGAGTACCAGTAGTCTTGTAGACGTACATGGTCGTTCCTTCCATCATTGGAATTTTTCTTGTTACGCCGAGTGCTTCCATCAGCTTTGGCAGAATGTTTCCGCCAAACTGTTCTACAAAGTCAACTTCTCTGACTTTAGCCATCTGTGCCGCCTTGATTACATTAGTTTCGGCGGTTGTTTCTACATTAGCCATAGTTCAAATACCTTTCTCTAAAAACCAAATAATTCGTGATTCTCGGCAATGGCTTTCTGTCTTTCTGTCGTGTCCTTAATGGACATAATTTCGTCTTTTGACTTATATACTTTGCCATTGCCAGTTGGCGGCGTGGCTGTGTTTGCTCCTGTGCTTTGGGTCGTAACAATGAAATCATCCCATTCGGTCTTGATTCCATCTTTCAGCTTATCCGCATCTTTTACATTGCCTTCGCCATCAAGTTCGATGCTGTCAAAATCGGAAACTTTCAGCACCGCATTGATACGCTTTTCGCTGATTCCCACTTCTTTGAGTAATTCCCTGTATGCGTTTTCTTTTTTTGCGTGAGTTTCCTTTTCTTGGACTTCTTCTTTGTATTTGTCGAAGTCCTCTTTCAATGCTTCATACTTGACTTTATAGGCATCTTTGTCGCTCTTTTCTGCGGCGGCTTTCAATTCGTCCAATTCCTTTTGAACTGCTGGTAGTTTTTCCGCATCTGTCTTGTAAGTAGCGATCTGCTCCTTCAAGGCGTTCACGGTGTCGCTATGAGCTTCGATAATCTGATCTACTTTATCTTCTTCGATGCTCATTGTTGCTAACAATTTTCTTGTTAATGCCATGTATAATCTCCTTTACTTCGTAGGTGTTTCTTTACCATTCGATTCTACGGTAATTTTAGCATAGTTCCCATTTTATGCAACTATTTTTTTAATTCGGATTCTATGATGCTTTTGTATTCCGCAATGTGGTTTTCTCCAGCTGGACGCATAAATGGAGTTCCTCTTTGTCGGCTTGTTCCCATCTCTTGATAAATTGCGTACTCAACATTTGTTTGCACCACTTCTGTATCATTGCCTTGCGGCTTGTGGTTAATGCTATTTCGCAATCTCCCTGTGTCTACTGGAGCATACGTTTTAGCGTGATTTTCGTACGCTTGCCCCCAATTATTCAATGCACGTTTTACAGCTTCATCACTTATGCGGATAGCTTCGTCTATATTGTTTTTGTCGATTATAATTCTCATAGCGGTTTACTTGTCGGCTTTGCACCGACCCATTCCATTCTCCCCATGCCTGTTGGAGAATCTGGAAGGTTGTCCAAATCAATCCCATCTGGTACGCCTAACAATGTGCATCGGCAATTGTACACTTCTGCTGGGTCACCGGCTGGGTCTGCTGGGTACATCAAACCATTTGAAAATTCTTCGTTCAGCGGTACTCGTTCCCCATCAATTACTCTGTGGCTCGTTCTTGTTCTGCTGTCTTTGGTTGCGTACCATTGCTTTTCCATTGGTATGCCCATCGCTTCAGCATCATAAAATGAATCAATCCGTGCTTTGTTTTCTGCTGATGTGACCGCTGTTCTTGCTGTTCTAATGGCGGCTTTTCGGTTCATATCGGTAACACGTTGCACACGCTTTGCAATTTTATCCACGCTTTCGCCTTTCCTCATTCCGTTGCGAATAACAGCCTGTACTTTATGCCTGTGCCATATCGTGTTTTTCCGTGGGTCAGATGCCTTTGGTATAATCGGTTTCAGCAAGTTCTTGATTCGTGGCAAGTGGTACACTTTACCTCGATACGTTTTCATTGCGGTTTCGATGGTTCTGCTCATGTAATTGCGATTAGCCAAATAAACCATCGTGATTAGAAACCCTGTGGCAACGATTTCTTTTTCCATCTGCTTAACATAATCATCAGCCACTTCATCACGCACTTTTTCCCATTCTTTGCCACGCAGTATGTTGCGGTCTGCCCATTGCCGGAATTC